GGTATTGGTTACAGATGGTGTGACGGTAACACTATGGTTACTTACCGTTCCTTTCGAAGCGGTTGGTGTACCTTCTGAACCAGATGCTATGGACTTACTAGCGGCTGTCGCATAGTAACCAGCGGGCACACTAACTGTTGCGCCGGACGTGGTGAGATCCGTCGAAGATCTTTGTGCCACATCACTGCCAATATAATTAGAATCAATAGCAGCAACAGTAACCTCACCAGTTGTATATACCCCCGAAGCCACTGCGGTTTGAGCGGATTCAGTTGGTGTCACAGTTTTAGCTACCTGGGTTGTAAGTTGAAGAGTGCTTGTTGTCGTATCTCCATCTTCTATTTGGCCAATTCCACCGGTACCAGCAGCATCGACTACCGCAGTAGAGGTTATAAGACCATTAGCATTAATTGATGTGGTAACCTCGTTATGTGCAAAAGGTACCCATAAATCTACAATATTCGGATAATACCCCGGCATAATAACAATCTCGTCTCCGCCGAAAGTCGGATACTCAAATAAGTTAGAACTTTCAGGTGCAGTTATACGCTCTATTCCCGAACCCACATAAGTAGAACTGATCGCCCCAACTTCAACACTCGACAATCCATCATATCCAGAATCGGCTGTAATGGTTTGTGATGATTCGGAAGGGATTGCGGTTTTAGATTGAAGACTGGGAACAGTTGCAGGAACCGCCACATCTACAGATGCATAATTAGTTACATCGATTCCAGTACCATTGGTCGCAATAGATTTTGTTCCGCTAACTAGCTCACTAGCAGCTACAGTAACGGCCGTACCAGTTTTAGTGCCTCCGGAAATATAACCAGCCGTATTGGTTACAGATGGCGTGACGGTAACGCTATTGTTACTTACAGTTCCCTTCGAAGCAGTCGGAGTACCCTCTGTACCACTAGCTATAGATTTAGTAGCAGACGCAGAGTAATATCCAGCAGGGGCAGTTACCGTTGCCCCAGACGCAGTGAGATCACTTGAGCTTCTCTGAGTTATGCCACTGCCTACATAAGTAGAACTGATACCCTCAACAGTGACCGTATCTAATCCAGTATATCCACTGTCCGCAGTCACTTCTTGTTGAGCTTCAGTAGGCGTTATAGTTTTATTTTGATTATTAATTGCAACTGGAGTATAAGATCCAGTTCCTATTGTTCCATCATTTTGATGAAAGGTTTCAGATGCGAGCACCTCATTTTGCTCCGCAGTATCATTAGTGAGGTCAATAAGGGTCGTACCGTTTAATATAACTTTTGAAAATGCCATGTACTAAACCTTCCTCTATCTTATTATTTTGCTAATTTTTGAATATGTTTGAGCCAATTATCAATCGTTACGGCTTCCATCATCATTCCTTCTGCGACACTACGCGACCGTACCTGATTTGATATGACCATCTTGTCATTGACAGGGATTTGGTTCCACATGCCACGCCGCTTTTTATAATAATTGGCGAATCTTTTTTCCGTGCTATCGCGATATTCTTTGTTTTCCTGGTTGATCCATTCCGGCTTGTTCATTGTATAGTAAGCATCAAATATCATGAACGCCGTATAAAACATCGCTTTATCTTGAACGCCACGCTTGACGAATTCGTCAATAAGTGCGTCATTACTGTCTATAAGATTTTTGTAAGTTTTTAGAATATACTTAGGATCATGTCTGCACACACTGTCGTCACGCCACTTCCAAAGGTAGAAAGCGACAGGGCAGTATTTAACATTCTGCGACAGATTCGAGCATTGTATATTAAAAAAACTATCCTCATGGATAGTTAGTTTTGGATTCCATCTTATTTTATTATCAATTAGATATTTCCTTCGGTGCACCTTTCCATGTACGAAGGTACTGTCCATTTCATGATTAATATATGTTATTTCGTTTGAGTTTGGAATGCGGGTCTCTTCAAGAAACATTGAGGTCAGGCTATCAAACCCCCCATTTTGAATCTCTCTGAATATTATCCACAATCCACAAACATTGCAGAACATGTCATCTATGTCGCAAAACATAACATAGTCTGCGGTCGCTGCATCTAAACATGAATTGCGGGCAGCCGACACACCATTATGTTTCTGACGGATCTGTTTTATCTCAAATGGATATTCGACTGTGAAATCCAGATCCTGGGCTTCGTCGCCATCGTGGCAAATGATAACCCCGATTTCACTAAAATCTATATTTTGTTGTAGTGCTAGACTATCCAGCAAAGGTTTAATAACTTCCGCAGGTTCTTTATAATGCGGAACTAATATTTGTAATTTCATTTTTATCCTCCATAACGAATAAATAATAATATATAAATACGGCTTGCGTTATGGCGCATTACTCAGCGGTTCATGAATCCGCCGCTCCCCGTATTAATTAAGTTGGATTATGTGTGCCATAATCTAATACGTTTTGTATTTCTGTATCAGTAAGCGATACAAATCTCTCAGAAAAATAGCTCCAATTTGTTGATGATATATAAGCATCATATAGTGATGCGGGCACAAATATACTTCCGTAGACACCATCAGTAGAAGTTGTGTATCCACCTATAGGAGTTGATACAAAAGTTGTTGAACTAACTGATAATTGATATAAAGTATTTGCCAGTAAATATAAACTTAATAAATGATAACAACTTTGAAATGCATAAGTATATATTATGCCTTGAATAGTTGATGAATTACTAAAAACAGCAGTAGTTAATGCAGAACAATTTTGAAATGCACTCGCATAAATACTTGTACATAATGGAAAACTTACTTCAGTTAATGCAGAACAAGTATAAAACGCATAAGCACCAATAGTCGTACACGACGGAAAACTTACTTCTGCTAAAGCAGAACAATTTTGAAATGCACTCGCGCCAATACTTGTACATAATGGAAAACTTACTTCAGTTAATGCAGAACAAGTATAAAACGCATAAGCACCAATAGTCGTACATAATGGAAAACTTACTTCTGCTAAAGCAGAACAATTATAAAACGCATAAGCACCAATAGTCGTAGCACTTCCGCTAATAGTCCCACTAATAGTTCTCATTGCTATCTCATCAACAGTAAATCCACCACCACCTTCAACATTAACTGTCACCTCATCATAAGCATGACCACTGCTCGCCGTATAAGTTCCATTACTTGTTATACTTAAAGGCTCTATATAAATCTCTTCATCAGTAGTTATCTCTCTAATTGTACCGCCGTGGGCATCTATAGTATCTCGAATCACAGCAGTTGCCGAACCACTAACATTAACATCGACACTAGCATACTGTGCAACATCTATGCCTGATCCATTTTCAGTTATGGACATGGTTCCTTCCGGGCGAATAGCTGTGCCGACTATCACTGTTCCACTTTTATCATGGGCTGTTACGCCATTTTGAAGTGTATCAGCTGTCACGGTATCGGATGTTAGATCAATAAACACAGTACCGTTTGCTAATTCTACTTTGTTATAAGCCAATTAACTCACCTCATCCCATCCATATACTCCAGGCTCCCATACATTGGCGTCTACTGTTGATTCCCAGTGTTTACTATTACGTGTAACCTTGTCACCTTTCTGATATGCGTCCTGAGCTCCAGTAGGCTGAATCCACTCAGAAAACTCTTCTATAGAAACTCGTGTCCAAAGCGCAGGAGCAACATCAGGAATCCAGTCCGCCTGTGACGTATGAGCCTGTACACATTTATATAAAATGTCTGAATACCGGATCCTATCTCCAACAGAATAAGCAGTGCCAACCCGCCACATCGGAAATAGTTCGATACCCGAGAGTGCTGTCTCATCATACAGAGAAACTGCAGCCCGTTCGATAAGCGCTCTCAACTCGTAAGCTCGTTCTCTACTGATCATGATAAACCTCCTGTAAGAATATCAACTATTTCCTCCGCGGTAGATTCTGTTCCGCCATCGCCTTCCATGACATTCCCTTCTTCATATAACCTGGCGAATTCTGAAGGATCGTTGGCTTCACTATATTCAATGCCATCACGAACTACATATCGATTGGCATCTGAATACGTTTTAGTAAATTCCCTGCCATTAAGCATGTATTTTTCAGTAACTATTGCCATTTTGAATCTCCTTTATTCCTCTTGTGGTATTGGCGTTCCGTCAGCATAATAATGTTCATACTCGGAACCTTCTCGGAGTATTCGCAAAAGCATTGATGTTAGATAAAATGAGGAAACTATTTTCCTGTCTTATTATCAATACATTGAATACAGAACAATTCCGAAATTCAAATTCTTTTATTCTATTTGCTACTTCATTTGTTCGTAGTGTCAATATATCTACTGACTCAAGTTTAGGATTAGCCTAGAATGCAAAACTAGTACTATTACCAAGATTTACTAATTTCTCCAAAACTAATATTCTTAATTTTTTGCATTCTGCCAAACAAGCTACTGCGTTATTCGCTGAAGTTAGTGATGAGAAATGTAACACTTCAGCGCCTATGTTATCTAATGCATATGCTCCTATACTAGTAACATTAGGAACATCAACATTAGTTATTTTAGTATCGCCATAAAATGCATATGCCCCAATACTGGTTATCTCATCATTCTTATAATCCCCTGCATATGTGCGATTCAGTATCTCTTTCTCATAATTCTGTCTGGCGTCGCCTTCAATAGCCTCTCCGCACTTATCGTGAGCGGTAGCTCCTTCGATCAGATGCCCTGGAATCACAGTTGCACCGCTTAAATCTATCAGTGTAGTCCGTCAAGAGTAACTTTCGATACTCCCATAGTTTACTCCTTATCCAATAGTTACAGTTTTGCCTCCAGCTGAGTTATCTGTCTCGGTATAAGGAATAGCATTAACTGTAACCTGTGCCAAATAGTTGTAACCAGTGCTCGGAGTTACAACCTGAACGCTGGTGGTTGGTGTTACTGTCGGCGATTCGGCGGTAACATCCTCTGTTCCCGACATAGTTCCTTCTACGCCAAGAATCGTAATACCCTGCCTGATGTTCTCAGCAATGATCTTGGCCTGTTCGGTTGAATCGATCCCAACCTTACCCGATCCATCATGATAACCCTGCTGAATCGTATACTGGCCATTGAGAGTGCTGATTGTACCGGTTACAGAGCCACGATTAGGCATAGTACCTGTCAGTTTGGCTCCATTCTTATATGCAGTCTTTGTTGCAAGAATCTCAGCAGCTGTTGCGGTTGCATCACTGGTATCAGCATCGAACGTACAGGCACCTGTAGCTTCTGCACCACTGGGCAGATGAAATTTCTTACCAGTTAGGACATCACTTGTCGTCACATCATCGCCAGTAAGATCAATTATTGTATTTCCACCATATATAACTTTGTTTACATACTGGTTTGTTGCCATATTTATTTATCTCCTTAATCCCCAATAATAAAGGTCATACCTTTTTCGTTTTGCGTTAAATATGTCGGGATCTCCTCGACCACGACATCGTCCTTCATTATCTTGCCATCTGTTTCAAGAACTTGTTGAAGCTCGACAGCAGGTGTTACGACGTAAGGACCTTCATAGATGTCACGGTCAATTAATTTGGTATTGATGTATTCACTTGTTCCGAAATGGATGGGATCGTCGTCCACTATTTTTAATGGAATACGATTTTCAATGATCTGAACGTCCATTCATCGTCACCCCTCCCGTAGTATCTTTTCGAGCAGATTTCGGGTGAATAGGATTGTTTTTATCTCGGTGGCATTTCTCTCGCCGTCGAGCATCCAGTTTATTTGCACTTCGCCTTCTTTTTCAGCTTTGAATAAAGAGGAAAGCTCCTGCGAAAAATGAACGTTTATTACTGTACGATTATTTTCAGCATCATAATTTACACTGACATCGTCGCCAGTAAATGTATGCTCTACTCGTCCTTGCTCAAACGTAACATATACCTCGGCAAGGCTGAGATTCACACCCTCAATAATAAATTCTGTTACGGGAGTGGTATATCTTCTTACGCTCATATAGCCCCCTTAGTATAAAATATAATCTTATTTCGTTTCATCCTTAAACGGTGTTGTGTAATTTAGAGCTCTGGCGCTATCCGAAATTCCAGAAGTAGTCGGGTCGATAATAATGCCGGCCAGAACAAGAAGATCAACAATAGCCATCGCAATAGATACTATTCGTTCCTGAGAAAAGGCAGGAACAACTCCAGCGGCATCCAGGATCTGATAAGCCAAAGTGATAACACCAAGGATTATTGCTACTAGAGTAGCTTTATTTTTAAGTCTGAGTTTCCAATTGATCATTTTGAATTTACCTCCTATACTTTGAACCATTCTGGTTTTGCCAGATCATTATCTTCGAGCCATTTATTGAACAGACTGGTCAAATACCAGTTTCCATTAATGTCTTTAAAATAATGCTCAGCAAGTTTCATAATTTCTGAAATTTCGTGCGGATAATCTGCAATAAGCAAAAGAAGTTGCGTTCGTAATTCATCTTTTTCGCTGATCTTTTGCCGACTTTTTATCTGTTCCATATCAGATTTTAGAGTCTCAAAATTCTGTCGCATATGATCGTCGCGCTCTTTACTTTTGGTTATCCGTTCTCGTATAGGTTTTATAAAAAGAGCCGCTAACCCGAATATAGTCAGCAGCCCATCCGCAATAAGTACGGCTGTACTAAATATTTCCATGTATTTTCATTCCTTTTATGATGCGATTGCATCGGTTTTAACATAGATCAGTTGTACTGTGACTGTTGCTGATACTGATGCCGATGTAACGTTTCGTAGCGATAAGATTGCAGTTGACGTTCCAACGAGACGCGGCTGCATTGATCTTATAACAACACCAGCATTGCCGGTAAGAACATTAGCAAAAGATAATGGAGCATATCCGCTGGGGGTTTCTACTCCAAGATCCGTACTGGCAATATTAGCACCAGTATTTGCTGCTAAGGTGTACGCATACTGATACTCAACGATCTTGAATAGATCGTCGGCTTTCTTTTCAGCTCTATCGCTACTTACAAATCTATAATATGTTCCATCGTACACAAACGTTAATATATCGCCAACATCCCAAAATAAAGTGTTTGTGGCCGATGTAACTGCATTATTTGCATACACATCTTTTGCGCCAGTGCTGTTAATGTTAAGAGTGATTTTGGCAGTGGCATAAGTATTTGCGGTGGTACATCTTAAAACCACAAAAGCGCCAGGCATCAATCTGAAGTTTGTAACAGTACCCACTTTTGCCTGAGTTGTAGCAGTAGTACTACAAGTACCATACCATGTTCCTGCACCGTCAGGAGGAACCACAGAAGCTGCTGCTCTTGCTGAAATATAACGATAATATGTTCCATCGTACATAAATGTCAGCAATGTATTAGCACTCCATTTAAGAACATTTGTTGTTGCGTTTAATGTTCCTGTACCAGCATAAATGGCCAAGGCACCAGTACTATTTACATTTAATGTTGGGGTTGCTGCAGTATTTGCTGTAGAAAATAATACGGATATAATAGCACCTTTAACTAAAGAAAAACCAGAGCATGCAACCACTTTTGCTGCTGTGCCTGCAGTGGTATTTGACGTTCCATACCATGTGGTTATTGTATCATTGTCTGTTCCGCTTCCGGATACAGTCGCCCAGGTCCCATCACCTCTTAAAAATTTTCCCTCGTCACCAGCGGACGGAGCAGGAACAGCACCTGACGAACCAGCATCTGTGCTTGATGCACCAGACATATTAGTAGTCTTCAGATTACAAACATCGCCATTAGGAAGAGATATTTTATTAATATTATATGTTGCCATATAACCCCCTCCTTACTTAGCTAACTGTAATCGTTGCCTGAGTTCCGGTAAATGTAGGATTAGTAACTGTGCCTTCTGGCTTAATATTCAAGTCTACTGTTCCACCTGTGGAAATATTATTTACATTACCAGAAAGCGAAGTGACTGCATCTTTTGACGAAACTGAAACGCTACCTTCAGTTCCAGTGAATGTTGCAGAAACAGTGCCGGTTGGGGTGAATGTTCCGGTAGAAGTTAGTTTACTTCTATGATTTGTTATTCGTAAATATTTAGCGGTACCGGTAAATTTTCCGGGTGTAACTACAATTGTTGCGTTATCTTCGCTCAAGGCGACACTAGTATCAAGTGTAGGCATAGATCCGGCATCCCACGATATCGCTAACGTTTCATTGTTTGTATCGCCAACAGTAAATGTAAGAGTAGGAACCGATCCGTTTGAAGTAACCGCGTGAGGAGTTGGCTGACCTATTATTAGTGATGCTGTAGCTGTTGCAGACATATTACCTACCGAACCAGATGGCGTAATATCGACGTCATCCCCTCCGTTTGTACTATATGCTGCGATATCAACAGTAGTCAATACCGATGGAGCAGTAACAGTTATATTTTCATCTTCACTTGTTCCAGTAAAAGTCGCGGACACAGTACCAGATGGCGTAAAGTTACCAGTAGAAGTAGTAGTGTCTTTTATTGCTGTTATATGAGCATATTTCTGCGTCCCGCTGAATGTTGCGGAAACAGTGCCGGCAGGTGTATAAGTTGCACTGGCTGTATCTTTAAAAGCTAACGCTTTAAGACCGGACATATCACCAAATTCTTGCCACTCGGAGCCATTAAATATAAATTCTTTACTGCCATAGTTCACAATATTTCCGGTTTTAGCCGTAACACTGCTTCCAGAAACAGTTATAGGATTCGTCGTAGCTCCGTCTGTTAATGCGGTAGTTGTAACGCCGAGATAGGCCGTATAATTATTGAGATCGGCAATAGCCTGTCGAGCGGTCGCATCCTTTATGTCATAAGTTGTTCCACTCGGTAATGTAATTTTACTAATATCTGCCATTTTGAAATCTCCTTTTCTAATTGGTTGTAAGAACCAGCGTTTCATCTTCCGTCAATGACAGATACGCACGGTTTTTATTATTCCAGAACTCTCGTTCAGTTTGCGTTATATGGATCGTACTATCATTAATGTGTTGCTTATAAAGCTTATCCGTAAACGGCAAGTCGACAACGTAAGCATTACCATTACCAATCTTAAATCCAGCCAGATCCAAATTACCAGATTGCTGATAATCGGTATAAATGTATACTGCGTTTCTCTCACTTACCAACGAAACCTGAGAATTCCAATTAGCCGTCGTGTCATAATATATAGCCACCGGACGTATGCCCAAAGCAACCAGCTTATCAGAAAGATCGGCTTCTGAAATCAATCCAAGTTGAGACCCGGTTTTGTTTCCGGACAATGTTACATTATTGATAGACGGTTTATTGATCAAATCATTGTAATTACTTGTTCCGCCCGGAGAAGGAGAAGGTGTATCTCCACTCGGACTATCGGGTATTTCACCAATTTCGATGTCGGCATCGTTACCGCCGTAGCCAGGATCAATCACGAGACCCTTCTCCTTTCATCATCAGTATTTTCTAAATATAACCGGAATAGCACAATTGAGTTTTCCAGTGAAAGAACCGGAATAAGAATATAGACGAACGTGAGTTGATCCAATATAATCTCCAATTGTGACATCTTGCTTTATCTCGACCAAAACCGAAGCTGCACCATTCTGCGATGGAACCATTTGCCGAATATTATGCATAGCTAATAAATGATCAAATAGTCCGACTGTAAACCATTTGCCATTAGGTATTGCCGACTTTATATCGAGATGTATACTTATATAGCCGAATTGACCACCGGCGCTTCGAGCGACGCAGGAATGTCTGGTACCTATAAACCAATCGGAACTCTCGGGATCGATATCCTCATCATTTTCATCCAGTAAAACCGGAAGTGAAGTTTCCGTTTGCGATTTGAATGAAGTGTTTGTAGCGGAAATCATAGGTGTCTTTATTCCCTCCGGATTCATGGACACCATTGTAGCTTCTTGTTCATCGCCGTTACTATCTTGATAAACCAAAGTAATTTCTACTGGATTATCAGTTGAGTTTGAATGTACTTTAAATTGACCTCGAACGACAAGGTTTTCACCGTTTTGCTCCCGCTGTCGTAATTCGCTCACGTCGTTGGCATCAACGTCGCCATCTTTATCCGTATCATACTTGTAAATATAATCTGGTGTTCCACTATCGTATTCAGAACTTCCGGCAACATATCGCTGAGCTTCTGTTACATCGGCTTTTGTAACAAGTCTTGAATAAGCTATGTCCGAACTATATCCATTTGGATCAACGTTAAGACCGCCTAACGTTCCTTCGTTAAATGCAACAGACCCATCGGTATTTATTTTGAAATACTCATTAGCAGTAACTGCACCATTGATGTTGATTTTACTTGCATCTATTTGCAATCCTTCTTGGGATAGATTAATTTGGTTGATGATATCATTTGCCGATACTTTGGCCGAAATCATTCCATCCATAATACTAATGTTCGTTTCATTGTTACCAATCCGTATAGCAAGAGCTCCAGTCCCATCATGTGTTGACGCATAAGAATGTCGAATCTCGCCCGGCTCAAGCATTGGATAAAATGTTATACCGTCTTGAGGACATGCATATCCATCTTTTATCTGAGCATAAGCACAAATATATTTATAGCCATAATCTGTAACAACTCCTGAGCCGTCTTCTATGAATGGAGTTCCGGTGTCGCCACTTGGATCATCTGTTTCAGCATATAATCTTCCACCTATCCAGTAATTAGGATTGTCTTCATCCTCGTTTGATGGACAACCACTTATTACATATTTATTAGTCGGATCAATAGTTAATACTGGGACTCGATTGCTGAACTCAGCATTACAGAATAAATATCTAGTGATTCCCACAGCGGTTCCGGTTGCAGTAACCGAGCCATCCAGATTAACTGTCCACTTAATACCATGATCGGTGTCAGCCCAAACTTTTCCATAAAGATCTTCATCATGATATACGGTTGGTAAAAGATTGTATCCGCCTTCTCCAGCAGAAATATCTGTATTGTTGCCAATTATTACGGCACTGTGTTTACTAATGTTTAAAGTAACCCGATCGCCTTCACGAACCTTGGCAACAGTTGATGCGGGAGTCATTACCGTTGTATTAGAATCATCTAGCTTAACCGCTACACCATCTCCCGTAATGCTGGACACAGTTCCATATACAACTACTGTATCATCTTTATTATCGGGATTCTTATTACTGTTTACGGCTCGGGCAAAATCCATTAGCAGATTATTATTAATCTTACTCATATGTTTGCTCCCACAAATTCTTAGTATATGTTGCTTTTGCATTGATAGTACATCCAGACTTACAATCAATGTCTTGACTCACTATCTTTGCCTTTACATCTCTTAATCCTGCCGAAATATAATTTAATCGAACACAATCACCTATTCGTACCGGACAATAACCGTGACTAAAAGATATGCTATATTCAAGCGATGACAAATGTCGCAAGAGTCTTTCGGCATAATTTCTAATCTGTGGCTCGGTCGCGACACCAGGAAGACTTGGATTGATTTCTCTATGAGTGATCACCCGGCCTCTGCTCTGAATCGAGGTTGGACTATTCGGATCATCGTTAACTACAACTGATCTGTAAGTATGATATGAAGTAGAATATAATACTTCCACCCTGTTCGGAATATTATAGAGATCGCGATCAACTGTAAGATCCGGCAACAATATCGAACTATTGCTGTCATCAAAAGTCCAAACCGGCTGCATTCTCGACGTCTCGATGATCGGAGCGAATTGTATTCTACCCATATCATCAAGATCAAATCTGTATTTAGCCGTGGAAATAAGAGAAGATAAATATGTAAGCCATGTATCACTGGTATCAGCTACAAAATGATTATGCAGCTTCACTGTACATTCACCTTCAGAAAACCTGCTAACCGGAGGTCTACAGTTTTCGTCGGCCAAGACAGATGCGTTATACATGACATCTGAATTTTTCATAACCGAGAACCCAAACGGAGGCGGATTCTCTTTTAATTCTAGAAGAGGAGTGTAAGCTTGAAGACTATTTGTCACTCGTTTACCGTCGAATCCAAAAGATGGAGTCTGAACTAAAAAAGTTCCCAAAGGAAAACGTTCTGTAACTCCATTTTGAAGGACCACAAGATAAATTCGTATATAGCATTCGCCAAGCGCTTCCTCTATCTCAAAATTTGCCGATCCAAGAGTATCTGTATTAAGATCTCTGGTTATCGACGAGCTTATAGCTGTATCTATTTTTCGTACATTCTGCCAGGTGTCTGGATCGACCACATAATATTCGAAAGTCTGCGACATGCTTGCTGTCCAATCAACGGCCATATCAAGCACCTCCCTCGACTCTTGTTATATCTATAGAAACTGGTATCACCATATCAAGATGGTTAAGATTGTAACTAAGTTTAATATTTGCCCAAAAGCCAATTCCGGAAGGTTCTCTTACATAAACATCGCCCATATAGTTCATAAGCGCACGTATTTTAGCAAGAGTTTCTGTATCGCTTTTAACAACATCAGTACTCCACGATGTAGTTTCGCCAAGTTGCGTTCCATAATAACTAACCGGATGCTGTCTTCCAACATACTCGACCAATGTAACATCCGGAGAATTACTACTGGAAATGTCTATGTTAAATGGAAGCTTTAGTATCGATCCAGCATATGGATAATCTTCCGATCGCATACCTTCAGAATCGCTTTCGTAATAGTCAACCCAGTTCTCATCCCATTGAATTACTATTGACTTATCGCCAAGATTAACATCATCTCCATTCGTGTCGAATATCTCGGACAAATAAAAATCAGTATAAGTCATAGATCCACTTAGTAACGACTTAGCAACCAGTCTGTAGCTTGCGTTATTTAATGCGGGATGAGGATCCACCACACTATGTGCTTCATCATTAGGAATGTTTTCACCGATAAGAGTAAATGTGCTGTCATAATTTCTTCTGTAAACAGCCATCACAACATCAGACGGAGCAGTATCGGAAGTATCATAAGCCCAAGGTCGTATAGACATGGTTAGAACTTCCGGATCGCCAGTAAAATCGGCACCAATTGAATATTCGTCGTCGTCAAGATGGACCCAGACTCCTATTGTTTTAGATACTTCGTTTGATGAGCTCATGATGACGTTCATTGTAATGATGTATCTAATGTTATTTTGAAAGTCTGCATCAGTAGCGGTAATATTCTTGGTAAGAGAATAGACGGTACGACTGCTCGTCTGCGTTTCGATCGTTCCGGATTTGTCGATAAATGCTGAATACACAATGGAATCTTTAGGAACATATTGCTCACGTCCTAAATAATCTATTGTTGTATAGGGCATGTCGTTGGTCACGGTTATGTTATATGAGATTGGCTTTTGTGAATCCGTTACTGTTGTAATCATAGTAAGATCAATAGGAAATCTCACAATTTCATACATGTCTTCCTCGCCATAAGCATCGAGATTGGAAGTCGAAAACGAAAACGTAATCTTTCCATAAATCTCAATTGTGCCGGCAACAGAGAAATCGCTTCGATAATCTGTACCACTGCTTACAACACCCCAAGTAGCAAGAAACCATCTAAGCTTTCCGCCTTTTGCAAAATTTGCTGCCGTGAATTGTTTTATGCCGCTTGTAGAGTCGACGCTTGAAAATTTCTTGGTAACTCCGAACCATGTGTATTCGCCCGTGGCAGTATTAATAGTAAGATCACTAGTATCATCTATATGCTCAAGATCAGTAGTATTTTCAAGAGGCAATGTACCGCTTATAGACGTTCCGTCTTTGAAAGTTAATGCGAGATACACCGAAGCTCGTGTCTGACTTGATCCATCAGTAGCATTATGCACCCAATACAAATGAATGCTTTCACCAACCTGCATGGCGGTTCTCGAAGACCAGGCAGTCGGAGCAGCTGGTTTACTGCCAAGAACAATAGACATAACACTTGAATAAGCGCTAATACCAGTCGAATTGACAGCTGCTACTCGAACAAAGTATCTTTTGCCTGTTTCTAAACCGCTTCTTAAAAATAAGTACAGATTAGTATTGTTATCCGTTTCCTGGGATGAAATATAATCTGTAGCATTATCGTCAAAGTATTGCTGAGATGTAGCATACTCAACGCGATACTTTTCCGGAGGAACACCATCCGAAGCACTCCACTCTACATAGATTGTTGTAGGATTAACTGTTTCCTGATCGGCATAAGCTTGGACTTTCTTAAGCGCAACTGCCTTGGGAACCGAATAAAACGCATCGGAGAATTCACTGTAATCACTCCATACGCCGCTTTTCTTTCGCGCTCTAGCCCTGACTTTGTATTCTCGTCCGGGTATTAAGGTTAAAGTAAATGAACAACTTCTTGTAGTGCTTACAGCAACAATTTCTGAACTGCATTTGGTTGTATTACTATGGAAAGTCTGAAAATTAACGTAGTCAGTATCCGAATTAATATTAGTTAAAGTATAAGTAGCAGTCCCATCAGCATTAATAGTAACAGATGGGACGTCTGGAATTGTAGGGATTGCGGCATTTTGAATGTTGAAAGATGCCGATACCCACTCATATTGGTATAAGTCTTTACCATTATTATCTTGTTTAGGAACGGGGGCAACTGTAACTCTAACTGAAATGGCTTCTTCGGGATAAGAATAGGTAAATACCTTTGCAGCACCGACATCGATCGTCTGCTCTTCGTATCCCATTTCTTGTCCATCTGGACGAGTATACCACCAGTGAGCTTTCAGCTGATCAGTTTTGCTATTATTCGAAGAATTCCAACTAAATTTAGCTAGTAGTTGCCCCTCATTATACTGGTCAGGGGAGATGCTCAAACCAGTAACTTTTACTTTTGTAGACACATTAGCCATAGATTATCACATCCTCCCTTCCACAGTAATTGCGCCTATGAGCGCTGATATAGCATTTGAAACCGTGCTACCATCGTCATAGGTTATTCCGTTAACGTTATAAGTATTTGTAGGATTGCTAGTTATAGTACGTTTAAGATCATTTATTGCAGAAACAAGCTGACTATCGCCAGTATTTCTTATACCGGATTGAACATTAGAGCTCAATGCATAAGACATTCCACTTCCTATTGCCATTCCGCTGTACATTCGATTAACCTCGGAAATACCGCTTCGAATATTACTTGAATCAAACACGGGTCGAATAACCGGTTGCATATCCATATCGCTGTCCATCATAGACATTATCTTGTCTACAGATTTAGACATGATCGCGATAGACTCTGAACCAAGTTTATCGCCAGCGTTGCGTATAACCTGAATATTGTCGAGCATACCATTAGCGTAGCCGACATCATTATACATGCCGAGACGTGAAAATTCTTTCGAAGGTGACTGAGTCAGAGTGGCTCTGGCTGTTGCATCTAAGGCCGTTTTACCAAGTTGATAAGCTGCATTATATACATCTTGATTTTTGGATTTCATGCCTTCGATATAACCATTAACATTATACTTACCGAGCTGAATCCACCGGAACTGAAGATTCTGTAACGCTTTGACTCCATCGGACACAAGAGCGAACAGCGCAGTCTCGAAATCTGTTTTTCCGTCTTTAAATGCATTACAAAAATCTTCAATACTTGTTGTTGCAACTTCCCTTAAAATATCAGGAAAGTTTGTTGCTCCTTTGTACTCTTGCTGAGAAATGTATACTAATGTGTTTGTAATGCTACGAAATTCGGATAATGCGGTTTCGATTTTATCTTTATCCATATCTTTAATGTCAAGATAAAATATCCGATATGCTGTTCCGAAATCTGCTAAACGATCACCAAGATCTTTAAATTCTTTACCAGGATCTTTATTTTCTTTAAAAATTGAGTTTTCAGAGGATACAACCGTATTAGCCGAACTTAATGCCTGTTCTACGTTTGTAGTATCAGCGCCAGAAACACTATTGACAAACGATTTGAAATTGCTGCCATAGTTCTTTAAATTATTTCCAATGGTTTTGAGAATTGACAGATCATTATCGCAAACGATTGTTTTTACATCGGTTACCATTGTGGCGGCAGCCTTCACAGCATCTATACCCGCTTGAAAATCGACACCCGTTACCAATCCATTATAATCAATTAAACCTTGCCCAAGATCTTTTAGTTTCTTGCCAAATTGGCCAAAGTCCATCGTACTCTTTCCAAATAATTTTGAAAAGAAACTACCTTCTTCGGGAAGATTAATGTTGGCCAAAGCCACAATAACATCTGTAGCGTCTTTAGCGGCTTCAGTATCGATGTTACCTTTAGATATGATATTCGCAAAGCCAACTATACCATTCGCCAAATAAGGCATCTGCGCACCGAATGTTTCGAAGTCGATAGATCCGCCAAATATCTTTCCAATAAGTCCTTTATCGACTGGTATATCTTCGGCCAGTGCTGCGATAATTCCTGCCGCATCTGCCGCTGTATCAACAGCATTAGGATCAACTTTACCAGTGACAGAACTTGAAAAGTCAGCGATTCCTTCGCCAAAGCTCTTAAGCTGATTTCCGAATTTGCCAAGATCCTTTGTTCCACCGAATAACCATCCAATGACGCCAGTACTATCAGGAATGTCCTTCGCCAACGTAGCCATTATCTCGCCAGCTAATGCTGCAACCTGTGCTGATGTAGGATCGACTTTGCCCCGAACCGATTCAGAGAATTTAGCAATTCCGTCACCGAAGCTAGCTAATTGATCTCCGAATTCGCCAAGATCCTTTTTACCACCAAATAGCCATCCTAAAACTCCAGAACTGTCAGGAATGTCTTTTGCTAATGCGGCCATCATCTCGCCAGCCTCGACAGCAATATTTACTGCATTAGGATCGACTTTTCCTGATACTTTATCTGAAAACTTAGCTATTCCGGCACCAAAGTCAACTATTTGTCTGCTAAATTCAGAGAAATCTTTGGACCCTCCGAACAGCCAATCAAGAACACCAGAGCCTTCTGGAATGTCTTTTGCTAATGCTATCAATATTTCACCAGCTATAGCAGCAACAAGAACTGAAGCTAAATTAACTCTGCCTTTAACGATCTGCGAGAAATCAGCAATACCATTACCAAACGCAATTAATTTACTAGCCCATAAGTCCATTGCGGTTTTGCCAAATATCGAATCAATAAAGTTCGAACCAGTAGGCATGTCTTGAGATAATATTCTCGCCACTCCTGCGGCACAGGCCATTAGCAATAGAGCCGTGGCATTCAAACCACCGTCACGCATTATATGATAAGCTTCAGTTATGGCCGTAATATACGCCTTTACTTTTTCTCCAAAGACGCCAATATCTGAAGTACCTATTAATTGTTCAAAGAATCCGCCAGTCAAAGGTATTGTCTGAGCCAGATCACTCATTGCGTGTCCAACATCGGCAGCCATTTTGAACATTGATACATCATCGTCGGATAGACCAAATGCTCTAAGCCCATTGACACTCATGTTGATAGCTCTAATATATGTTTTTACTTTCTCTCCGAAGTCACCTAAATCTTTTTCGCCAACGAGTTCCTGAACAATACCACCAGTTCGAGGAATCGTCTCTGCTAAGTCGGACATAGCCTTGCCCATTGTCGCAGCACGATCGAACAATTCGACGTCCGTATCGGCAATATTCATGAATCTAAGACCCATGACAGAAAGATTGATCGCTCGTATATATGCTTGTACTTTATTACCAAAGTCGCCTATATCCTGCTCACCAATAATCTTCTGCAGCCATCCACCCGATCGAGGAATTGATTTGGCTAATTCGGCCATTGCGGTACCCATAGCAGCTGCTCGATTGAACAATTCAACATCGGAATCTTGAAGACCAATAATTCTAATATAATTAGTACAGAGGCCGAGCGCAGCAATAAAGGCCATCATCTTCTTGCCGAAATCATCCATATCCTTTTCGCCGATGATATCCTGAAGAATACCGCCGGTTCGAGGAATGGCATTAGCAAAAGTGGCCATAGTTACAGCTGCATCCGCTGCCAATTGAGTTTTATTTAAATCATTCTCAGAGAGTACGCTTACAGCTGTTGTAAATCCAACAATTGCTGCTGCAAACGAAACCAAGTCGTTCGCAAGATCAGTAAATGAACGTCCTCCACCAAACGTAAGTAATGGATTATGAGCAAACGCGTCAATTAATTCTGCTACAGATAATGCAAGAAGAACTGCCACAAGGCATTCAACGCCCTTTATAGTACTATCATCGATGTTCTTTGCACCATTGATAAATGGCTGGAATGCATCCATGAACGCACTAAGAGCTGCGCCAATAGCAGGTAATGCTTCCATAGCAAATCCAGCAACCAAACCGCCAAAGAATTTGCCGATAGCTGTGGCCAAGGCACCGAGCAGATCACCTAACTGATTAACAGTATCTATGATCTGTGCCATGTCTGTTGCCCCGCCGGAAATAGCTTTGATGGCTTCGAATATGCCATACGTCGCGGCAATAATAACTCCAACTCCGGCTATCACTATGCCCATTGCAGCTATGCCATATAGTGCGCCAGTTATAGCACCGGCGCCAAAAGTATTACCTATTATAGTTAATACTGCAGTCATAGCAGTAAAAGCTAGAAGCGCCATGGTTAATGATATAGCAGCCTTTAGCAATTTACCCGAATCAAACATCGTAAGAACACCGAGAATCGCTGCTATCGATGCCATAGCAAGGATCATTATGCCCAGGCTTACCAATGACTTTTGATATACTTCTCTATTTTTACCTAAGAAATATAACATTGCGCCAAATGCCACAAAGGCACCTGCCAGAATCCCAAGATTCTTTATGCCAATTCCTTTTATACATTCAGCTAATGCTATAATTATTTCTTGAACAATCTTAAATACTTTTTCTACAATTTCCGGAGCGCGTTCGGTCAATTTATCCAATACCATAGAGATAATATCCATTACGAGATCAATGATAGGACCAAGATTATCTCTAATCATCGTTAGACCGGATATAATTAAATTCAAAAGCGCATCGCCAATCTGAGGTATGTGTGCAACTAATGACCCAAGAAATGCTTCTATCAATCCGCTAATCAACGCTGCTGCACTCGACTTAAATGTATCTTTTGCCGCAGCTAACCCTTCAGCAATTGTTACTAATATTTTTGGAACTTTCCATGCTGATTCATATAAAATATCTATCGCTTTTGCAAATGCTAATAAACCGACGCCAGTGCCGGCTACCAAGATCCCCAAACCGGCCGCAGCCATTCCGAATCCTTTTAGTCGCTCTTCAATTGCGCCCATTCCCTTAAGCGCAAATCCGATCCCGACCATTATGCTGGCAAATCCAGCTAAAGCCGCACCAGCTTTTAAAAGATCGTCCCAACTAACTAATGAAAAAGCTTTAACTATAATAACTAATGAGGACATTACGCCAACAAAAGCCAGCATAGGAAGCAAACTCTTCTTGGTATCGAGAGTGCCCATTACATGAGAAACTCCAGCCAATATTGACGAGAATGCCAATAAAGTAACAGCAAACTTACCAATTCCTTCCCAAGATATCTTAGCAATCTTTGTGGCGGCAAATGATACTAATACCATGGCTGCACCAAATGTCATTATAGCAAGTGCCGTCTCTCCAAGATTAGAGCCATCCACGAATTTCGAAAAGATTGCAAGCGAAACACCAAATCCAACTAATATTGCACCAAATTTGCCAAGATCAGGCCAACTAATTGTAGCTATTATTTTAGCTGCTATAGCAAACATATTCATGGTTAAACCGAAAGCCATAACTGTTCCAGCAACTTTTGCTAGATCTTGTTCTTTGTATTTTCCAAGCAAAATAACGATCATACCCATCGCAGCTAGCATAGCAAGTATAGCATCCAAACCTCTATACATCGATTCAGCATCTATCTTAGCAAGTATTTTTATTGAGAGTGATAAAATTAAAATCGATACTGAAAGTGCTTCAAGTGCTTGGCCTATGGCTTTAGTCTTTTTGCCAAAAATATCTTTAACATTATCAGCATATAAGAACATTGCGGCCATTGCCGCCATAAGTGCTGCGACAATTATGCCTAGTCCTTCAATACCTTGGATAAATTCTCTGGTGTTTAATTTACCTATTATATAAACAGCTCCGGCTATAATAGCGATAGCGGCAGCCACTTTCATTAAAGCCGAGCCGAGCATATTCATCTCGATGCCCGTAGCTATCTTATTTAAAAAATTGTTAACTCCATTTGCAAGGTTATTTACTATATTCTCCCATTTAAACGTACTGTCTTCGCTTTTTTCTATTTTAATATTGACTTTATCGATAATCGCAAACAGCACGGCCAGACCAGTAAATATAAAACCGAGAATGGCGATTGCTTCGTTTAATCGATCGCTATCGACCAAAGATAATGCAATAACCGAACCTGCTAAAATAGCTACCGCAACGGCTATCTTTTTAAGAATATCCGCTTTTATTGTATTTTGATATTCGGTGAGAACGCCTTGAAGACTCTTAAACGTATTAACAACGGCTTCAGTTATTGTACCGAGAGGTCCTGCTGCGCCTTTTTTCTTAATATCATTGATCAGATCAATAATCTTTAGTATTAATGCGAATGCGCCGCCTTCGACAAGAACCTGAGTAACGCTCTTTCCGCCCATATAAGTATTCCAAAAGTCTCTAAGATAATCGCTAATTTGCCCAAATAAATCTTTTATAAATCCCCAAACAACTTTCACTACGCTCCAAACTTTATCAACAACTTTTTTAAAGTTTTCCCATGCTTTTGAAAGTTTTTCGAGAATTGTGACCCAATCTATATTCTTAATAGATTCTCCAAGATTATCAAAGAATGCTTTGATTTTCTTACCAGTCTCACTTTGTTCGATACTATCGTTTATTTTTTTCAGACTGTTGGAAACTCTTTGACCAAATGTTTCGACTCCGGTTTCTTTCTTTCCGAAAACTTTTGATATAGCATCTTTAATATTATTAAATGCTGTACCAATATTTGAACCGAAATTACGAACGACCGGCCAAACTTTATCTATGATTGATTTGATGTGCTCAAGAACATCTGCGAAAGTTGACCAACCGCCACCTTTCTTTTTCATGGTATCGGTAACTTTGCCAAAGAAATCCCCAAAATCTTTAGATTCCTTAGTTAAATCAATAATAATATTTAACCATCGGGTAAATGCGTCTATTCCTTTATTAGCGCCTTCGCTTATCTTTTCTATACGTTCCCTTACTGGTGCTAGGAAATCATTTATTGCTTTAGCTGCATCTTTGAACCAAGTTACACTATCAAGCCAAGTATTAATTCGTTTTACTAAATTGCCGAAATGTTTTGTTATATTTAATATAACATCAACAATCCCTTTAAATGCGGGACCTAAAGTATTATCAAATATAGCTTTAAGTATTTCTTTTAAACCTTTTGCTAATTTCCAAATAACTGATAATGGACCGACAATAGCATAAGTTAAGCTTTTTATGTCATCCGCATGACTCTCGATAAATTCGGAGAACTGTTTCATCCTAGCTTGGAATCTGGTTGTTATATCAAATAAAAGTAGTGCTTGATCGGATGCCTCGCCAGCACCTTCTCCCATTTGATCATAAGCTTCGTATAGTACTTCCAAATAATCAGGAACTGTATTAAACTCTTCCTGATATGCGGCTTGAATTTCGAGAATCTTTCCCGAAAGCCGTTCCATAAAAGACTCAGAAGCTTCGCCGACTTTTTCGGTGGTAGCTAATATAGGGAAAATGTCTGAAAGCGCATTACTAACAGTATCCAAAAAGCTTTTAATCGCATCGCCAAGATAATAAAATGCACCTATATCCTGATCGAATAAAAACTTTCTTCCACCAATATCTTTCCACTCAGCTATAGCGTCAGAAACAAACCATATAGGATCTACAAATATCTCATATAAATAATTGGCTAAATCTGTAAATAGTATTTTTGCTTCATCGTAGTTACCAATGATGGTTTTCCATACAAACATCCACCGAGAACTTGCGGCGTCGTTTACGGAGGCTATAGCTTCTTCCCATGTTTTGGCCTCTTGCGCGGCGACAGCTGCTGCTTTGGCAGCCTCAGTCCAGCCCCAATCTTCGCCACTCATCTCTTGCATGGTTTCGGCAAGCTGCTTAGCCTCGCCAAATGTCATACCAAATACGGTTTCCAAGTTCATGATATCATCCATGTACTTGCCAAATCCGTTAAGCGCCTTCATAATTACGTCGTTTGAAAGCCACTGGGAACTAAGTGTAGAAGCAAAATTCTTGGTGCTAACGTCGTCGAACTGTTTTTTTGCTTCGGTTACTGTTCGTAAGTATTCTACTCCGGTTTCTTCATCGACATATCTTTCAAGCGTGCCCAGTGCTTCGCCCGCTTCAATAAATGCTGAGGTCAAAGCCGTACCAGTCATCTTAGCAGTACTGAACCATTTCCAGTTATTGTTTGCCAAGTATCCCTGCGCCATACCGCCAACCAGACCAGATAGAGCATGCTGTGCATTTCCGGCATTTACACCCATAAGAGCCGCTGCAGCATTGAAACCTTCCAACGCTCTAGTCGAATCAGACAAATCTAAATCATAAGTAGTGAATTTTGCAATAGCATCAACCATACTGCTATAATCATATGAGGTTTCATCAGCAAAAGTCATTAACTTAGCAAGATTGTGCTCAACTGTATCAAGATCATAACCGGCATTAACCATCATCTGAACTGATGAGATTTCCTGATTATATTTGTTCCAGCCTTCTAGCATGTTATCTACACCGAGATTTTTAACTAGTTTCTCACCAAGTTCTTCTACTTTAGATCCTATAGTAGCAAAGACACCGAATGCTACTGCTTGAAGTGCAGAGAATGAACTTGATACATGCTCTGCCTGATCGGTTATATTACTAAATGAAATGCCATTGACGGATCGTGTCAAATCGGATAATGCAGCATTTACATTTTCTTCAGTACTGCTGACCGAGCCTTCAAGATTTTTTAGTGTTACTAAAGACTGAGCCACACCAGCCTCGAAGGAGGCATTATCAAACTCAAGGATAACTATTCTTTTATCAGTACTACTCAAGATGAAACAACCTCCTCCCACATGGTGTTTACAAATTTATCAAAAATAGGTTGAACAACAGGAGATATAAACTCTCGTCCTTCAACATATCCCCCGCTGCCGGTCACATGTCCCCAACGAAGCAATATAACGATTGGAACACCGTTTTCGGTGGCTTCGGTGTTAGTCCATGCTAGTTCGATGGCTTTTGGAGTTTCTGTAATTTCATAGGCCCAGGCGTCTGCTGTTTTTCCAGTATCTTTTGGTGTTTCGGATTTCAAAGCTTCAAGACCTTCTCGACCGTAATCATTCAAAAGATCCTTAAAATCTCTCTTTGACATTTTTGTCAAAAATTTTGTTAGATTATTGAAATTACCCTTACCCACAAAACCCCCATTAACCTTTACTATTCATAGCTTTTCTTCGAGCAGCATTAATAGAGTTGTTGCTTCGAAGAATGTCATTTGTTTTCATTTTCTTTTTGGGTTGATTTTCAACATTACAAACTTGAATCAAAGTAAGCAAACGATTCAAATGCCACTTTTGACACTCGAATGGTATTTGTAATGCAACCATCCAATAATAGATAAGTTCTGACGTAACAATTCTGCTTTGCGATTTCTTCTTCTGTTTGTCTGAAAACCAGGTAGCAGTCATCGGATCTTCAATGTAATCTTGTATAGCTTTAATGTTTTCGTCAGTTAGCGCATAATAGACCAAAGGATTAACATTTTGCGTTAACGTCATACACCGTACATAATCAATAAACATTTCTGGAGTTTTTTGATCTTTACTAAGAAATGGTTTATGCCACTTAGATTCCCATTTTGAAATTGAAACTAAAGAATGTTCTATTTGAATAGTTGTTTCTTTAATCGGTATAAAGGTATTGGTGCCGTTATCATATAGTTCCGCTGCCGGAACCACTATTTTTTTCATTTTTAAACGCCACTGTTATACTCTATTACACCAGGAGCACCTTTTGTTTTATGATCTTCGGGAATGACCGGAACAATACCATTCACAAACTCAGAAGCCGCATCCGCATTAGTTGAGAGCTCCATAAACAGCTCATCATACGCGGCAGTATGCCGGAAATCTTCCCTAATTTTTTCGTCTTTATAAAAGTGAAGACCGTCATCCGACTTAACGCCATAAGACTTAAGAATGATATCCTGGAACAGCTTGATTATCTTTTCCTGATCCTTTGCTTTGACGATCTTGTTGATCTGTTCCTGGAGGCCGCCGTCGTTCGTTAACTGCATTTCTGCAATCTCGGTCCTCGTAAGATTGAAATAGAAATCTTCTTCTCTTTCTACCCCATTGAAATCAGTGTAGGTAATACTTTTCTTGTACATTGTTATTTCTCCTTTCTAAAAAGAGGGCCCACTTAATGAGCCCTCAAGCAATTAATTTTTAATTAATTATTACTCAGCAAATACCTGAAGCACCTGAGCAGGTGTGGGCAGTGTAGCTGTTGTCGCCTCAGTACTACCTTGAGCATCTTTGCCATAAAGCGTATCAAGCAAAGTTGCAAGTTTGGTTGCATCAGCCTTTCTTGAATCAATAGTAATTGTACTAATAGGGCTATGACCTGTAACAGCAACCGGATCCGAAGTGAAATCCCAAGAGAATGTGATAGCATCCGGGCTGTCATTGATTGTCTCGTAAGATTTCTCGGAAGGTGATGCTGTACATCCGTAAATTATATGAAGCTTATACATCTGACTAAGATCAGTAACTTCATCAGAGCCAACTGCAGTTCTATAGCAAAGAGCAAATTTAGCTCTTGGCTGCTGTCCCAGAACTACTCCGTCTGCTGCCTCTACAGATCCGTCGCAAGCCATCCACTCATCGGGATATGTAAATGCTTCAATCGAACCGCTAAATGTTTCAGCGGAACGAAGAGAAGCATACTTAATATCATCAGCATAAATATCGGTTGCTTCTGCTCCGTCGGGACTTTCGGAAATAGAAGTAATACCATTCCAAGCAACACCTTTCCAAGTGTCATTTTCTTTAATATAAAGAACGCAATTCTTCACACCGGTCTCAAAGTAACGAGTTCCGGTTGCATCCCATGTAAGTCGTGCCATTTAAGTGACCTCCTGTTTAGTAATATAAAATAAAAGAATCGTGATATAAATTATCGGCCACATATCGATTCTGGTGACTGCAATATGGAAGATCATTAATATCCTCGATCATAGGATCATCGGCATCTTTACTGACAAGCAACACCATATACTGGCGATGTTTTTTGTATTTAATATTGTCCGCTTTAAACGATTCCAGTTGCTGCAACCTGTAAATGATACATGGATATTTTAGTTTTTCAGAAGAAGGCGGCTGAAAATATACATGGCCTTCCCCGGCTATTCCTATAAGAATTGATGCCAGTTCTGATCTAGTTCCCATTCCATACGCCTCCTAAACTTATAACTAAGCGTGGGTACAAAACTTCAATCGATGTAATTTTCCATTTTGTACCCATGAAAGTTGCATATTTCATTAAATGAAAGTTTTGAGTGGCGTATGGATCAGCGACTATGCTTATACGATTCGTAATATTTAGGTCATCATTAACTTTATCAGCTGAATCCCATCGGTTTGCATTTCGTAAAAGGTCACCTTTAACTGGCTTTTCTACAATCTCGACCGTGTATTTATCTGTTCCATCGAAAGAACTGACTTCATACCCAATCATTCCAACATACTTAGCCATTCAAACCTCCATTTTGAAATCAACCTTCTGCGAATGTTCCGGTAGTCTCAATAGCGATTGCTGAGTAAGGCTTAGTGAGAGCACCAGAAATGCGATCCTCAATCAGATATTTCATCTGGTTATAATCGATATCGAAATCCTCGAAGAGTGCTCTCTTGACGCCCTTGTTACCACCCACTGTATAATCATCAAGATTTACAATAATGCCAAGAAGGTTGTATGTGGTCGTTGTGGCATTATCTCCAGTTCCAGTAGTAACTGTCCTTGTAAGATTCTCCATAATAGGAGCGGAAACAATCTCTCTAACTCTAAGAGCCGTTGCCAAATCGGACACGCCATTATAAATCTTGCGGCCGGTTGTATCCTTAATGAGCAGCATCTCGGTAAGGGCGGTTTCAGAAGCAAACATAATAGGGTTGCCGGTTCCTCTATAGTTCTTGCGGCCACGAATTGCAGCATCAACCACAGCATCTGCTTTTGCGCTGTTTGTTGCGAGACCGGTGAACGATACATTAACCTTAATTGTATACAGATCATCATCTGTCCAAATAGGACGAATGTGGTCTTCTTTGATCTTGTCATCGCTAAGAGAGCTTCTGCCATCTCCTACAAGGATAGCACGAGCCTTCTCCTCATCAAGCATGACATTCATTTCTCTCTTTAGGAACGCAACAATATCGAAATCGGTGATGTCCTCTGCGTCATCGCGATCGAGCTTCTGCTTCTTATAGATAGTCTGAGGATCGGTGGATCTTCTAAGAAGCTTGATAACCTCTTCCTTCTTCAACTTGCCCTTTGTGTAACCAAGTGCCCTAGCTTCTTCGATAGTTGTGTCTGCAAAGATTGACTTAATACGAGAGAAAGGTGACTTATGAACACCATTAATAACTTTGCTTACCCAGCCATTATCTCTGGAAATAATTTCAGGTGTTGATGTGAGCGCCTTAGGCTCGGGGAAAAGCCAATCAATATCGGCAATACCATACGTCACATCTTTGTTGTCATCGTCTTTTACTGCATGAGCAATAGTATCACTATGCTCAATGTAATCCATTACCGTATCTCTAAGAGATCCGCTCCTGCGAGCATCTTTAAAAATCGCATCAATATCAGCTCTGTCAAAAGCGCTATGCTGAACGGTCTGAGTGCCTTCTTCAAATACATTATGCTTCACGTTTTTATCCTCCTCGGAATCTTTAGACTTATTTTCTTTAGTATCTTCATCCTCGTCTTTACTATTCTCAAGCGCAAGACCAACAAGTGCATACAGAGCAGTCTTCTGCTTTTCATTCATAGTGTTCACGACGTCTTCGAGAGTCTCTTCATCAGAGCTTTCGTTTTCTTTTTCTTTTTCGTCAGCATGTTCCACATCATCTTCAAGAGCCATACCCACAATGGCATACATAGCATTCTTCTGTGCTTCGGTCATTGTATTAATAACATCTTCGAGAGTTTCTTCCTCATGCTCTATTTCGGACTCTTCTGCATGCTCGACAGAAGGGATTTCGAAATCCTGAACAAGTCCGTTATAAATAATGGCGCCTTCCCCAGCGGACTCTTCGTGCTCAAGAACATAGTCAATTCGCGCCGTGGGATCGGCTCCAGCAAATACAAGACTGAGCTCTCTGATGGTTCCATGCAGAATATCTTTTCCAGTTGCTCCACCGAACTTAATCTTGTTAGCATAAATAGACAAAGAATCAATATCACCGTGGACTATTGCTTCTTTGGCATCGATACCTGATGAGCTATTGTTAAGGTATCCGTAAGCGTACGTGCCTTCATCACGATCTTCAAGAATAGCATGGCCCACAACTGTATGCGGTGTATCATGCTGATGCCCCCATACCAAAGCGACGCGAGCTCCATCCTGATGCTTAAATGCGCCTCTTTTAACAGTTGTTCCATCGCTACACAGAACATCATTACGAGCAGCCCATCCGCTAAAATCGTAATCTTTGTTCATTTTGAAAATTCCTCCATTGCATCATATTCTTCATTTGAATCTTGCGATTGTAATTGTTCTTCTACTAATGCCGCTGGCTTGTTAAGATTCTTGTTTCTAAGTTCATCTGCATCCGGATTGTCAGAAGGACGAAGACCAATCTTTCTTCTGATTTCATTAGATGTCATGATCTCATTTCGAGTAAACTTATCAGCAATGTCGGCCATCTTAGTAGCAGGGACTAATCTCAGAGGATCCCTGAAGAAATAAATAGATTGATGTAGTGTTCTAGCTTTTTTAGTTAGAAACTTTCTTTTCATTTCATCCACGATAGCAGAAGCAATCGGCTCAATCGTACGATCGTAGTAATTTGTCATTACTGCCTCGTCGGCAGTGCCATCTAATATCGAAGTCGTTATTCCTAACTGGCTGTATAGCATACTCGTTAAATACTCAACTTGGGACATAAGATTATTATCTGCTGGACGGTTCAACTGAGTGATATGTTCAGTGCCATCTATATATGCAATTCCATACTTGGAATCAACTAGTTGCTCTTCTATTTTTTGTTTTCTCAATTCTGCTTGCTTCTGACGTTCTGTTGACTTTATTGTGTATGGAAGCTGAATGATAATATCAAGTTTTCCAGAACTAGTTTGTTCGTCAACCACATCGAGAAGATTAAGTTTTCTCTTAAGTCTTTGAAGAGTACTATTTGGTTCATTCATTATGGAATACATTGGATTTTCTATTATGGCGACCGTTTTTTTAGGCAGAATAATATTTTTATATACACCCACACGATCGTCATAGACATTTAACTTTACGTGGCGCGGATACCATTCAACTATCTGTCCACGCCGCATAGTGCTGATGTCATACGCTCCAGTAATTGTCGGGTCGTCGTCAGTATCAACCGGAACAATCGCTATTGCCCCTTCGTCAAACATAGAAAGTACTATGTCCTGAATAAACGCTCGACTTGTTTGATCAATATTTGCTTCAAGCGTGAGGCAATTATTAATACCTGTATCCAGTGTTTCTTCGAAATTTTTTTCGTCGTCAAGTCTAACGTGCATATATGTCAATGATGCAACGTCTAATGAAATTCTATTTAATATGGAATTAATAATAGAACGTTCATTTCCTCGACTGAGTCGAACGCGATCGGTTCGATAGGATGATCCGTAGCCAAGATTGCAATCTACAGTATAATCATAATTATAAGATTGATTATCGGAGGCTGTAGGATCTCGGCTAAAAGCATTCCAGGCTCGTTTAATCCTGGATGACAATCGTTCAGCCATAGTACCTCCTGATTATTTAGTTTTTATATTGTTTCCTGATCGGTAAGAGCTTTGGCTAAATATTTTTCAGCTTTTTGTTTATTATTCTTATCAAAAAACTTCTGTTTTTTTTTCTTAAATTCTCAGATTTAGAATAGAAAGCCTTTGCATAAATATCTTCTTTATCGAATACCCAATATCTTATTTATTTTATCGCGTCCCGAAGCAGTATATCTAGAGCTTACTAAATCTTTAGATTTAACTTTACGAGCTCTCTGCTTCTGCTTCTCTTCAATCTTATCAATCTGAGCTTTCATTTTCTCAAATTGTTTTTCTGTAAGCAGATCGGCATTCACGCCTGCTTCTTCAGCCAAACTGACTTTGTAATCATTGTCGCTGCTATTGCCATTACCGACATGAAGATGGTCGCGAGTCGAATTAGGATTCCTCTTTGTGTAGTAATCATATACGCCCTTTGCATACTGTTTGCGCCAATCAGGAGATACCATTTCCCTTTTAGATACGCCTTTTCCTTCTCCAGATACATTGCGCTGACGAGAACGTGGTAAGTTTGAATTACTATCGTCCCTTCTGGAATCACTATTATTAGCTGTGTTTTCCAACATCTTCTTTGCTTTGTCGGACATGTTGTCGGGATTCTTTACCTTATCATTTTTAGCAATGGTTTGAGAAATTGTCGCTTGTCTCTCTTTCTCTATATTTTTATAATAATTTTCAGCATTTTTTTCACCTTGCTTAAATTCTGCGTCTGTTTTAGCATGTGTGTTCGTCTTGTTGGCTGCTTTCAAAGATTCGTTATACATAACTTGCTGCATTTTTTTAACTTCACTTTTAGAATATTTAGAAGTATCAATACCCGATTCAGCAACATAATTACTAAAATACTCTTCATTTAAAAAATCGCCCGGACGTACTTTGCTGTTTTCTTTTACGCGAATAGATGAAGTGCGTTCAGCATCTCTTTCTGCAAAAGCCCTAAACTCTTCATTGGACATTTTTCCTTCGCCGATGTAATTTCCGTCCTCGTCGAAGCGAGATCTATTGTTGAGATATCTGAGTCTTCCAGCAGCAGTCAAGCTTCCGTCTTCATTTTGAAAACGACGCTTTCCCCATTGCTGCCCCTTTATACCATAATGCTCGACATATTCATAATTATTGCCAAATAATGCTTTGGCCAATTCAGCTTTCGTCATATATTCTCCTTACTCAAATGCTTCTTTGTTAATCTTATATGCTACAAAAGCATCCATCATAGCTGCAACGGCATCGATTTTGTCGCTGTATCTTTTCTTTAATAATTTACGATTCCCATTAGTATCTTCCATAACTATGCAATTGCCCATTGCAAATTTCATAAGTTGCTCATCAAACAGAAGCATTCTTTCTTCTGATAACTTCTTAAGTTCCCCCAAAGGAACTGATTCAGTTCGAACTCCCTGTTGAACTTTCTCAATGCCGAATGGACCATTTTCTCTTTCCCATCGAGCTACAAATTCTTTAGCATTATATGGGTCGTATCCGAAGCAACGAATGTCATAATCATGCTCTAAAATATGCTGGTCAAGATCGTCGAATACTTCCATCATATCCAGTATCGATCCGTCGAGCACAACCAGGCTGCCTTCATTTATAAACTCTTCATATGCATTTCTTGTTGCCAAAGTCAGCTTTGAAAAAGTTAAAGAAGAAATATAGTTACGAGTTTTAACTCCGAAGCAACCGTTCGACAAAGGGAATAAAAAAGTAAACGCACAAAAGTCATCTCCTTGCGACAAGTCTGCGCCCATCGAACAAGCCATCTGCCAATAGTCACGATGCTTATGGGGAAGTATTTCTTCATACGTAAAGAAATATGTGTATCCTTCCGTTGGTATACCGAACCTCTTTGCAAGTATATCATTTCGAGCAGAAGGTGCATTTTCGGCACGTTCCTTATCCAACTGATATACTTCATAGGTAACAGTCTTTCCTATATTGGGATTTGCTTTAACCCACATATGAGGATCTTCCACCTCATTGACAGAATCTAATTTATACCAAAAAATAGATACATGCGGATTGAGATACTCGCCCTTAAGAATGTCCATTAACTCCATTTTTATGGTATCGCCAGGACCGTTTCTTATAGTACCTTCCGAACTAATCGCAATTATTAAATAATCATCCAGTTTGGAAGCACCCTGCTCAATAGCGCCGACTACGTCTTCTCTAATGTCTCCAGATAGCCACTCATCAATGGTGTTAATCTTAGTTCTCAAACCATTTAACTTTGCGATGCTCATCGGTCGAATCTCGAGAAGCGATCCTGTGATAAAGTTTTCAATGCCTTTCTTAGTAGAAGCTAATTTTTGTCTATTAGCTCTCGATCCAGTTGTATTTTGAAGTGAACCTTCTGTTAAAAACTTGAAATAAGGCCCTCTTGCACGCGTTATAGCTGTACGAATTGGGGAAAGAACTTCATCTGCTTGTTTCATAGTAGGAGCAGTTGTTATTTGATGAGTAGTTGTTGGATCAACATTAAGAAAATAACTTTGTATACAAGAAGCATACATAGATTTGGCAGCACCTCTTGCTACTATTAGATACTGCTTATTTATTAAACGTTTTTTAATACTTTTTGTTATCATTCGACCTTTTCCGTCGGGAATCGATCGTTCTACGAAATAATACCATCCAAATACCTGTTCGGCCCAGAGTTTAAAAGTGTCTAATAATTTCAAATCGGAACCATCAGTTAGAGTTAATTCATTCTCGCAATATTTAATAAAACCGTTTATTGCCTTATCATCGTAATAAATCCCAGGATTATCGATCAGACTATCGATTCTATTCATTTCCATCGATATTTCTCGATTTACCGGGATCTCGCCTCTAATTACTGCATCTCTGAATTGTCCATAGTAAATAGGAACTGCAGTATTCGAAAGCATTGTTATCCTCTAAGCAACGGCAACATACGCTTAATATAATCTTCGCCATTTGAAGTAATTCTAACTGGAACAAGACTTGTTGATTCATTAACCTCGTGCCATTCGCCATTTATTATATCGTCATAAAACATTTTACCGTTTCTTGTACGTTGTTCATTAGCTCGATTGCTATTAGAACTAGCGAATCCTTCTCCTTCCACGGTGCCTTCATAGACTTTTCGTTCTTCGGACGAAAATGATTTTGAAGATTTCGACGATGATTTGTTTGCTCGTTCACGAGTTTTTCGTTCTTGTTTATTGGTATTGGTATTGGTATTTGTATTTGTGTTACTACTAGTTTCTTGCTTTTCTTTCTTCTGTTGCTTATTGGCAGTGTCCGTATTATTATTCTTCGCTGACTTGTTATTATCTTTAGTACTGTTCTCGCCCCCGGTATTACTATTGTTAGACGAACTATTTTTTTCAGATTTACTAGATCGCCCAGCCATATTTTTAATTTCGGAAGCAATACCAACTCCAGATGCGCCAAGCCCGGTAACAACATTTGCAACATCAAGTATTTGCTCAACCCTTGCTTTACCGCTATCAATCTGAGAACCTTGCTGCACAAGACTGTTATATGTTCGTTCTAGATTTATTCGATTAATAACTTCTCGTATCTCGGAATCCGAAAAATCCGATAAATCTATTTTGCTTTTAAATTCATTAATCTGGTTCTGATACATCTTGTCTCGAAGATTATTAATTCCCAAATATGAACTCTTACCTTGTCCAATCAGCTTTGATACCGAACCAAGATTATCAGCGAGGTCTTTTTTATTTCCTAACCTGGCAACGCTAGAAGCTAGCTGAGTAGTATTTCTAGCTAGATCAATGCTTTTCCCAACAATATTAGATTGCTTTGGTTTAGCTATATTTTGCTCGGCAAGAAGCTGTTTTAACTGATTCTCGCTGTTCATTCTGTTAATAGCGTTCTGCAATTCAGAATTGGTCATATCCTTAGCGTTTTTTACCAAAGACTTTTTTACATCATCAGTCACTTTAGATGCATCGACTGACTTCAGACCCTCATGTGAATCGCTATCTTTGTTACTCGAAACGCCATCTTTTCCATATCTTTCTTTGCCGGAATCGGAAATGGCTCCATTTTTCTTCTTTTCTTCGGCCGAGCGTTGTTCCCTACTTAATGGATAAGACGGACCATTTTGAACTCCCCATTTCTGGCCTTTTATGCCATGATGTTGGATTGTATCATTTGACATTTTTATCACCTACATATACTTTGTATGCTAATCCTGGAGCAACCGTATGTAAATTATAACCAATTCCAGTACTGCCTCCGGTGGCTACAGTTACTGCCGCTGATACGCCTGTAGCAGCTAAACTTGCAACAAAATTTTTACCGCGATTGACGTCTCTGGTTATTTCGCTGCTTTTAACGACATATCCTTTAGAAACTGCTTCTTTTATAAAAGATTCGGTATTTTTTCTGTTTTCGCTAAGATCTTCAACTAAATTTTTATAAACTTTGCTTAAATCATTAGCTTTCAGTAAATATTCTTCAGTTTTTGATGTTTTCCCTTTAGTTTCAGCTTTTGCGGCTTTTAAGACATAATTAGCAGCTTTATTTCTTGTAGCTATAGCATCTGCAGTAAGCTGTGCACGATCTTGATCCAACCGATTTAATGAATTACGAATACTCTTAGCATCTTTCTTCATAGCCCGTTTCTCAGCGGCCGTGTGATCATTATAGTCCAATGGATATGGCGGACCATTTTGAACTCCCCATTTCTGGCCTTTTATGCCGTGATGGTAGAGTTCCGTACTGAAATTATTCATTTAACCATTCCCTTCTCCAGGATCAACCAGAACATTGATCCGCCATTCGTATTCTTTTATTAAATTCTTTATAGATTCAAGAGTAAATGAATTTGTAGGGGGATCGAATATTAATCGTACATACATCTGTACGTATGTTTTTACCATATTAACCAGCCTTGCATTATCTGAAAAATCAGACCAAACTTCGTCCGTGTCTATTATCTGAAATCCATCTTCGGGACCGGCACCGAGTTGGTTCAATACTGTGAATGCCGCATTTGCATGCATGATTATGTCCTGGTCGAAATCTGTCATTTTTTCATTTCCGCATACAGTATCGCGAAGGGTTTCTAAAATACTGCTACTATCTGACTCCATATTTGACCTCCCTTACCTCGTATGGTACTTATACTATTGATATATAATCTTTAACACAGTATCCAATTAGTCCTTTACCATTCGATACTTTAACCCATTCCGGATCATCGGATTCTGTTATTTCTAATTTTTCTCCTCTAAAAGCAACACCAGCTATATCTGAATTAAGACCCGGTGCAACTCGGACATTAAGTGCAGTTACAGTAACGCCATGTTTGATTGCTTTCTTTTCTTTCACTTTGGGTTCCCGTTCAGTTACTGCTGCCTCAGCTGGAGCCACCTCTTCTACTGGTTTTACTGGCTCTTTCTTTTCTTCTACTGATTTCTTAGAAGCTTTGATTTCGAGTTCTTCGAGTTCTTTATCTTTACTATTAGTAGACATAAAATACCTCCGTCAAACGCTACCGCTTCCACGGTGCCATATCATTTTTTGTTCTTTCGATTGGATCATTAAATAGTTTGGACGAATTGCCATAGTGAATAGCATTGTGAGTAGTTGGGCTGACGGTTATTAGATTTTCCGGATCAAGTAAGAATTTGGATCCAAATTTAATATCATCAGGGGTGATAGGATTGATATGGTGTATGATAATACCTCTTGGTATTTCTCGTCCTTTTACTCCTAGATCGCATCCGTAATCTCGTGAAATTATCTCATAACGAATTTGTTCCCATTCTTTAGATTTGTAAAACATCTGATTCATATATCTATCAAATCCAAATGTGTCAAATCCAACCTGCCCGTGAAGTGCTAAATAATTATACCGATCATCAAATGAAGAATAACTTATCAGTTCGGAATATGTTTTAATATTCTTCTTCATCGTCGGAGTCCTCCACACCTCTGTACTCCTTAAATGCTGCGAGAGCTTCTGCATATAACTTCTCACTTTCTTTAGCAGCTTGAAGTTGTTCAGTTTTTGCTTTTGCAAGTTTAATATTCTCTTCAAGAAGCTCTATTTCTTTCTTAGCTTTTATCGCTCCGAGTCTTAAAAAATGAGTTGTTTCTTGCGAAGAGGCCGTCCCTTCAAGCAATCGCTTCTCTACCAAACTATAAGCCAATGATATACATCGATCTTCTTGCGCTTCTTGCGTCAAAGCAGGTCGTAGTGCTGTCTTTTGTGGTTCATCTACCTTGGGTTTTGTTCTTGGCATGGCACGTTTGACCTCCTTTCACATAAGATTGCACTAAGATTTATGCTCCTTCACAGAGACTTATAGCTATCCCCAGAGTCATTAATTTTTTAATGAAAGGAGAAGAATAAAAAATAATAAGGAGATCCACAACCAATACCAAACCAATATTGCTATAAGCCTCTGGGAAAGAGCATAAAATGTTTTGAATATAATCCCCCGGAGATTTTTCAAAG